ACCGCATCTTCCAGCGCCTCGCCGGCGAAGTAGTAGGTCATGCCGATCTGACGGGACTTGAGGATGTTGCGGGTGCGCGGCAGCGCCGGGTCGTTCTTGGCCTCCCGCACACGCAACTGATAGCCGAACAGGGTGCCCAGCCACTCGGTAAAGTCATCGGCCGTCAGGTGCCCGATCTCGTTCTTGGCCTTCTTGCCGCCCTTGCGGCCGCCCCCTCCCTGGCTGTTGTGCTCACGCTTGCCACGGCTGGGCCCGGGTTCACTCCCTTCCGCCCGCTGGGTCTTGAGGGCCTGCTCACGCTCGGCCCACTTGAGCGCCTTCTCTTTGAGGCTGACATGGTGGCCGATGAGCCGGTCCAGCTCCTCCTGCTCGCCCGGGGTTTTCTTCTCCCGGTGCAGCAACACCTGCACCCGGCGAGCGATGGCATCCTCCACCGCCTCTTCGGTCAGCAGGTCACGCCAGCCGAGCTTTTCGGCCCAGTAGTAGATGATGCGACAGGAGTTGAGCCCCAGTTCGTCCTTGATCTCCTGGGGTGTCCATCGTTTAAGGTAGAGTCCCTTCGCCGCATTGCGGATCTCTTCGGGGTACGCCACGGCGCCTCCATCCGGTGAATGATGGCGCCATCATAGCCAGCCCCCTCCCCCCACTTATCCCACTGATGTTCTGAGCAATTCGGATTTCCTGCTGGATCCGAATCCCGCCGAACACCATAGCGTGAAACCCCCTTGCCGACCCGATAGCCTGAGCCCGCATCACTTGGGAGCAGGCATGAACACATCAACCTTGAGAACTGGCTGGGTCTGTATCGCCACCGAAGGCAAAGCGGTGGACGGACGGGACATTACCCGCGACTGGCTCACCGACATGGCCGAGACCTACGACCCGACCTATTACACCGCCGTCATCTGGCCCGATCACGATCGCTGGTCCAGCTACGGCACCGTGCAGGCCCTCAAGACCGAAGAGGTGGATGGCAAGCTCAAGCTGTTCGCCATCCTCTGCCCGAATCGGGATCTCATCAACTACAACCAGAGCGGCCAGTATCAGTTCTGCTCCATCGAGCCCTTCGAGAACTTCGCCGATCTGGGCCGCACCTACCTGCTGGGCCTCGGTGTCACCGACGAACCGGCCAGCATCGGGACCACCCATCTCAAATTCAGCAACAGCAACAAGGGGCAGGCCGTTGGCACCAGCGAGCCGCTGGACCTCTCCACGTTCAAGCTACCCAAGCACGAAAAGGCCGATGGCCTGATCGCCAAGTTTTTCAGCTTCCTGGCCAGTCATGGCGAGCAAGTGCCCACGACTCCCCCCAGCCAACCCGAGGATGAGGAAATGACCAAAGAACAGTTCGACCTGCTGCTGGGGGCCGTCCATGGCCTTGGCACCAAGATCGAAGGCTTCAGCACCAAGCTGGATACCAAACCCACTACCGAACAGCCTACTGCACCGGCTGCTGAACCCGCCAAGGTGGACGCGCAGCCCGGCATCAGCGCCGAGCAGTTCAGCAAGCTGGAAGAGACCCTGAACGGTCTGGCCAGCACCGTCGGCGAGCTGAAAGGCCAGATCGACAAGTTCTCCGTTGAAGTGCCGGGTCAACGACCGGATGCGCTCGGCGGTGACGATACCCCCACAGCATATTAAGGAGCGACCGTGAGTCAGACCCTAACCGTCCAGGCACGTCAGCGCCTCGAAAAATACAGTGCTGCCTTGGCCAAGACCTATGGCATCCCAGTCAACGCGCTGGACAAACAGTTCAGCGTCATCTCCGGCCCGGTGGAAACTGGCCTGCGTGCTGGCCTGCTTGCCTCTGTCGAGTTCCTGAGCCTCATCACTTGCATGGACGTGGACCAGATCAAGGGCCAGGTGGTGCAGGTTGGCATCGGCAAGCTGTTCACCGGCCGCAAGAAGAACGGCCGCTTCAACGGCAAGATCGGCGTCGATGGCAACACCTACGAGCTGACCGAGACTGATTCCTGCGCTTCGCTGGACTGGGCGACCCTGTGCGTCTGGGCCAACGCCGGTAGCGAGGGCGAGTTCCTGCGCCTGGTGGGCGATTTCATCAACAAGGCGTTTGCTCTGGACATGCTGCGGGTTGGTTGGAACGGCGTGGAAGCTGCCGCCGATACCGATCCCGCCGAGCACCCGCTGGGTGAAGACGTCAACAAGGGTTGGCACCAGATCGCCCGCGAGTGGAACGACGGCAGCCAGATCATCAAGGCCGAAGCCGGTAAGAAGATCTACTTCGACCCGGACGGCAAGGGCGATTACAAGACCCTGGACGAGATGGCCTCCGACCTGATCAACACCACCATCGATCCGCTGTTCCGCCAAGACCCCCGTCTGGTGGTGCTGGTCGGTACCGATCTGGTCGCCGCCGCCCAGGCCAAGCTCTACAGCGAGGCCACCAAGCCGAGCGAGCAGATCGCCGCCCAGAAGCTGGCCGAGTCCATCGCCGGGCGCAACGCCTACATCCCCCCCTTCTTCCCGGGCAAGCGGATGGTAGTCACCACCCTGGACAACCTGCACATCTACACCCAGCGCGGCACCCGCAAGCGCAAGGCTGACGATAACCAGGACAAGAAGTGCTTCGATAACCAGTACTGGCGCATGGAAGGCTATGCCCTCGGCGAACACCTGGCCTATGGCGGCTTTGAAGAGGCCGACATCGAGATCGGCGCCGCGCCGGCGGCTCCCGAGACCTAAGCCATGAGCTCACCCGGTCAACGTCACAAGCAGCGCGTGCACGCCGTGCAGGGGGCCCAGCAGGCCGCCAGCTCCGGCGTGGCCACCGGCGCGGTGGCCGACAGCCTGCACCTGCAACTGATTGCCCTGGAGCAGGACATCGTCAGGCTGCGCAAGCTGGCCCGCATCGGCGACCGGGTGAACATGAAACGCGATGAGCTGATGCCCAAGTACCGCCCCTATGTGGAGCGCTATCTGGCCGCCGTCAGCGAGTCGGGCCAGCCCTATCAGAACGAGCTGTTCCAGCGCCTCATCATCTGGGCTTTCGATGTGGGCGACTTCGATGCTGGAATCGCCTGGGCGGATCTCGCCATCGCCCAGGGCCAGCGCACCCCGACCAACATCAAGCGCGACTGGGCCACCTTCGTGGCCGACACAGTGCTGGAGTGGGCCGAGAAGAACGCCGCCGAAGGCCATGCCGTCGAGCCCTGGTTCTCCAGGGTATTCGACAAGGTGCGCAACGAGTGGCGCCTCAACGAGAAATTGACAGCCAAGTGGTTCAAGGCTGCGGGTTGCCTGCTGCTGCGCGACCAGGACGGCCAGCCACGCCCCAGTGCAGTGGGTGACAGCGCCACCCTGGAACAGGCCGCCCACTGGCTGCTCCAGGCCGAGAAGCTGCACCGCAAAGCGGGGGTCAACACCCTGCTGCTCAAAATTGCCATGCGCCTGCGGGCGCTGAATCCGGAGCAATAAGACTCTCCGCGCCACCGCACCCCGGCGGGGAGGATAGGCAAGCCGCAAGGCCACCGCCGAATCCTGTGATCCGTGGCTTCAGGGGTGCACCTTTTCTCGCCGCGTCATCGGCGACCTGAGTGATCGGGGAAGTGGTGTTCACATTGGCAAGAATCGACAGAGGGTCAGAGATGTTTGCAGGCAAGGATATCGACTACAGCGCCGCCACTATCCGCAATGACGGGTTTTGGCCTGATGTGGCCGTGGCCGACTTCGAACGCCGCCGCGCCCTGCCTGCAGACCTCGACCAACAGACCACCGGCGCAGCCCTGCTGGCTGCCGTCTCTGAAATCAACCTGCAACTGGCGATGCGTCAGGCGGCACTGATGGCCGAGGGCTACGTCAGCGCCGCCGATGTGCCGGGGCCGAGCCTTGAGGGCGGCACCAATGCGCTGACCGAGCAGTATCTGGCCGCCGTGTTTGCCCGCGCCAAGGCGGCCCTCTTACCGGAGTTCGCCAGCGTCACCGAGCGAGCCGCAGCAAACAACCAAGTGGAGCGCTCACCAGACCAACGCGCCCAGCTGCTGGCCGAGAGTCAGCAACTGGTGCGCAGCATCAAGGGCAAGCGCCGTGCGGGGGTGTCGTTGATATGAGTGAAGGCATGAACGAACAGCAGGCCCAGGGCTATTTCCTTCACGCACTCCACGCCGAGATCCAGCGGGTGCTGCCGGGCAAATGCCACAAGCGCCTGGATAGCTGGATGGAGAACGGCACCATCAAGCTCGAACCCAGGAACATGGGGCCCACCGGGGTGGATGTAGCCTGGCTCACCTACCAGGCGGTGTTCACCATCGAGCAACTGCCGTTTCGAGAGCTGGATCCGGCCATTCTGCTGGCGGCTGTCGCCGCCTGGGTGCAGGAACACGACGACTTTCGCGAGCAGTTCGAGCTGCCAGACCCCGAGTATGCCGTCACCCCGAACGACGAGCAGACTGCGGACCTCGAGATCCAGCTCCCCTTTGCTGAACCGCTGCGCCTTATCGAGCACCCGCAAGGGCCCATCAACTGGCTCGGCAAACGCTGGAACGTGGCCCCCTATGACATCTGGGTGGCCGAGCAGATTGACCTGAACGTGGGTGATACCGGCGCTCACCAGGTGGGTGGCCTCTCATGATCACCATCACCCTGGACACCCGTCGCAGCAAAGACCAGCTCAACCTGCTGGCCTTGCCGCCCAAGCAGCGCAAGCGCCTGGTATGGCGCGCCGCCAACGAGATGAAGAAGCTGGCCGCCCGCCACGTGCGCCAGCAGCAAGATCCCAACGGTAATGCCTGGGCCCCACGCAAGCGGGGCAAGCGCAAGATGTTGCGCGGCCTGCCCAAGTTGCTGGTGATCCACGAGCCGCGCCAGGACGTGGCCGAGGTCGGGTTCAAGAAAGGCACCATGAGCGCCCACGCCGGGGTCATCGCCAACACCCACCAGAAGGGGCACACCTACAAGGTGACGGCCGCCAG